AAGAAGTGGCACTGAGTGAATCCTCGCAGGTCGTCAGGTGTGACATCTTCAATACTCCTTTCATCAACTTCGCCAGGTGCAATATGACCGCCGGCGATCAGGTTACGCAGCCACTGAGCAGCGAACGGGTCGATTTCGTTGTAATAAGCTGCTGGCGTCATGCGGCCTCCCGGCGGGCGAGAAGTTTCGCCCCGAAAGCCATCAGTTCGTCCCGGTCCACAGTTGCGAAGTAGCAGTGTGTACGCGGGTACGGTCGCCAGATGATGAGCATCGACCCTTTGTTGTTGCCGCTTACCGGCTTACCGGTGACCGGGTTGATAAATGCAAGCCGCCCGGCGGTGATGAAGCGAACTTCACTGGCGGTCTGGATAGCCTCTTTGAACCAGCCAACCGATGTGTCTGCCGGAACCAGCATGACCGTGCCGATCTGATTGGCGCTCTCGGCAGCGGCCTTCTTAACGAACGGCGTGATGTCGCTGTATGGCGGATTCAGCCAGACGTAGCCCGGAATGCTCAGGTAATCAACCCAGGGCGTTTCCAGCGTATTCTGCTCGGCGGTGATGAACTTCCGGCACAGCGTGTTATGCGGCGCCGCGGCGGCATCCAGTTGAAAGCAAAACTCAGCATCAAGGGAGGCGAAAAGGGCGGGTGGAGTGCGCCATAGGTCGCGCTGATCCGCTGTGGTGTTGCTGCCGGTGTAATCAGTCATGCCGCCTCCTGCCTTTCCCGATATTCCTCAGCGATCCGCTGCGCCTTTAATGGATTGCTGACTACTTCACCCCATGGCATTAGCCAGCCGTTACCAATGAAGGGAAGCCTGGAACCGGTAAAAACCACCTCGCCCTGGCCATCGCCCGCTACGTCATCGAGAACCACCAGAGCCCGGTAATTTTCACCACAGCGCTGAAGATTGCCCGTGAGTTCAAATCAACGTGGTCGAAAACAGCGACGCGCTGCGAGAACGACGTTATTTCGCACTTCACCACTCCGGACCTGTTGATCATCGATGAGGTTGGCGTCCAGTTCGGCAGCGAGGCCGAGAAGCTGATTATGTTCGAAATCATCAACACCCGGTACGAGAGGATGAAGCCGACCATTCTGATCAGCAACCAGACCAAAGAAGAACTGGCGGCGTTCGTGAGTGAGCGCGTTATTGACCGCATGAGCGATGGCGGCGGGTGCACGCTGTCATTCACCTGGGATTCTTACCGTTCCAAGGGGGCTGCATGACCATAACAATCCGTGAGCAGGTGCTGGCAGCCCTGCGCAATAACCCAGGGCTGAACAACGCCAAGCTGGCAGCGCTTATCGGCATGGACACCAAAAAGATATCCGGGACGATTAGCACGCTGCTGGCCGACGGTCTGATCAGCTGCGAAGGAAAATACGGCCAGCGCCTGTACAGCCTGACCATTTACGGCATGCGCTTCGCGCCTGACACGATACCGGGCATGAAGCAGGGTAAGACGAAGTTAATTCAGCGGACGGACACGAACGTGATCTGCCAGGAGTGCCGAAATAGCGCGGCTATGAAGAGAATTTTAAGCGTATACGGGGTGAGAGCGTGAAAAATAATACACAGCCAGCACTGAAAGAACGAATCGAAAAGGCACTTGAGGACTTCACCAAAGGCCGCGCCAGCATGCATGTTCCTCCACTTGATACCGATGTTGATATGGTGCTGGCGGAATGCAGTGACAGATTATCCGAACTTGAAGCCCGATGCGCGGAGCTGTCTGCGGAGAATGCGGGATTGATGAAGTTCTGCAAAGACGCTGCATTCGATGCTGATTACGAAGCTGAATTAGGCATGGAGCGCGGAGGATTCACTGATGCGCTTAACGATATTAAAACCCCGGCAACCGACGCTTTCCTGGCTGAAGTTCGGGCGCAGGGTGTGAAATCTCTATCCAATGCAGTTCAGTCAGTGATTTCAGAGCGTCAACGCCAGCAATCTGTTGAGGGCTGGACACCCGAACACGACGACGAACACGCAGAAGGGGAAATGGCAGAGGCGGCGGCGTGTTATGCGATGTTTGCAAATCACCAGGGCTTTTCTTTGCCAGCTCACTGGCCGTGGTCGCGTGAGTGGTGGAAACAGTCCGGCCAGCGCCGCGATCTTGTTAAAGCGGGCGCGTTAATCCTCGCGGAAATTGAACGCATAGACCGAGCAGCCAAAGGAGAAAAGTGATGCTAACTGATTTAGATACATTACGCCTTCGATTCGAAGCTTCTGAGCGTGAGTCAGAACATGGATTTAACCTGCACAAATACGGTATTGGTTACGCTGATGAAGCTACACAGGCACGATGGGAGGCGTGGATAGCCTGCCGCGCCGCCATGCTTCAGGGTGCCGAGCAACAAAATCGACAACAAAATATTCCTGAAAATATTCCAGCCACACAGTTTAAGCCGGTAGCAGACCTGTACGGCTTAACCTCACCAACTGGCGGTGAAACATCGTTCACTTTCGACGCTGTTGAAGCTCGCGATTTTATTGATGGCGGTTGGTCATGCCAGGAGTACGTGGAGCTTGAACGCTTTCAGGAAGCGATAACCAACCATACCGAGGATAAGCTCGCTATGGTTGACCATTCCGGTGACTCCAACAATATGGTTGAACCTGTAACGACGGCTTACAAGTTGCCAGATGATTTCGACTTCGACCGCCTCAACGATGTCGTGTGGCTGGAGGCTGTGGCAAGCAATCCACACATGCATTCACTGACTACATCGACCATCGCTATGGTGGCTTTGGAGCTGAACAGGAAGTTAGCCGATTGCAACTCTCCGGTGATTCCGGATGGTTGGAAACTGGTGCCGGTTGAGCCTACAGAACACATGATCGTCGAAGGTTTTGAGTCTGAGCCATACGAGTTCTTTAGCGATGCGGAGGTATGGGAAGCATACGACGCCATGAGCGGATGTCAGCAGGCGGCGCATCGGGCAAAATTGTGCTGGGCAGCGATGATAGCCGCAGCGCCGAAGTTAGAGTGATTCTTGATAATCATTTTTCAAAAGTGATGTATAATTAAGTCGCAGTCGGCCTGAACACCCGGTTGCGACTTCTGCGCATTTAAGGGGACTTAAATGCGACCACAATCTGAACTCCTCACCTTGTCACAGATGCAGAAATGCACCTGCGATTTTCTGCATTCTGCGTTACCTCTCGGAGGTGGCGTATGAAGCAGCAATTCCACCTCGTCAACGACGCCATCAAGCAAAACGCTATCAACTTCATCCGGGAGCTACCGGTGGATGCCAAGCGCCCGTTGGTTCTCGATATCAAGGAAATGACCCGCACCCTCGATCAGAACAAAAAAATGTGGCCGCTGCTTAAAGACCTCTCCGACCAGGTTACGTGGTTTGGCAATAAGTACGATTCAGACGACTGGAAAGACCTGATCACCGCTATGGTCGCCAAGTCCAAAAAGCAAGAGCAGCGCATGGCACCCGGCCTTGATGGTGGCGTTGTGATGTTCGGTCAGCGCACCAGTAAGATGACTGTCCGCCAGATGGTCGAAGTCATTGAGGCTATCTACTGGTTTGGCACTCAGCAGAACGTCAAGTTCAGCGAAAAATCTCGCCTTGAAATTGAATGGGCTAAACGCTGGGGTGAGCGCAATGAGTAGCCCACTTTCCCGCGTCATCACAAACGAAATCTTCCGCGTTCCGGCGCGCCGCCAGCGTAAGGCTGCGGTTAAGCCGTCCGACATCCAGACCCTGAAAGACTATACCGCCCGCCTGGTTGATCAGAAATGGCTGCGTCTCGCGGCGAGGAGAAATCATGCGTAAACCATCCCGACGTAAGTGCAAAGTATGCGGTGAATACTTCGTGCCGAAATTCCACGATATCCGGATCCGCTGGTGCTGCCCGGAACATGGCGCAATCCTCGCAATGGAAGAGCGTGAAAAGGAGAAGGTGAAGGCCGCGGCTAAGCGCATCAAGGAGCGCAAAGAGAAAGAGCGCGCGGAACGCCGGGATCTGAAAGCGAGAAAGGTGGCGCTAAAAACGAAACCGCAGTGGAGATCGGAAGCGCAGGCGGCATTCAACCGGTACGTCCGTCTGAGGGATGCAGGTAAGCCGTGCATCAGCTGCGGCAGGCTGCCAGAGCAGAAGTTTGGCGGAACCATGGACTGCGGACACTATCGCACCCGTGGCGCTGCCGCGCATCTGGCTTTCAACCTTCACAATACCGCTGCCCAGTGTGTCTATTGCAACCGGGATCGGGACGGCGCGCAAAAGGCATTTGAACAGGGCCTTATCGAGCGCATCGGTGCCGAAAAAGTTGAGGCGATAAACAACGATAACTCCGTCCGCCGGTTCGACATCAAATACCTGCAACGCATCAAATCCATTTTCACCCGTAAAGCCCGCGCGCTGGAGAAGCGCCGCGCCCGTCAACAGGAGGCAGCATGATAAAGCCAGTTTTCGGCATAGGTGGCCCGCTGACGGACGCCGATTTTAACGCTATCAGGATGAGCAAGAGGCAGGCACAACACGCGGCTGACAGGCTAGCAAGGAAGACGGTATCTGATGGGCTATCCACTTACGCAAAAGGATTCGTATTTGATGCAGGTGAGCATTACCGAATTTCTGTGTGCGTAACTAGGCCGAGGGCGATTTGATGACCAGTGACCAGATAGCCAGATACCAGGCCGAAAGCGTTAAGCGCGCCAACCTGCCGCCAGTAGCAAAGCACAGCCAGACCAAAACCAACCAGCCGAAGAAGGAAGCCGCATGAACAATCAGCAACTGGAATACGTACGTCAGCAGCTCATTGTGGCGACCGCAGATCTGAGCGGGGCGACAAAAGGGCAGTTGGTAGCTTTCGCCGAGAATGCGCAATTCACCGCTACGGCGCGCAGCCGGGGCCGGAAAAAGGTATTCGACAAGGATAAGCAACGTTTGGTCAACCCGGACGGGCCGCCGATGAGCGGAAGCCAGTCGCGCGCCAAAGGCTCATCTATCGCGCTGGTGGGCCCGGTTGAGTTCGTGACCGCATCGTGGCGCCGCGCTGTGCTGTCGCTGGAGGACCACCAGAAAGCTTGGCTGCTGTGGAACTACAGCGAGAATATCCGCTTCGAGTACCAGGTGGCGATCACTCAGTGGGCGTGGGCAGAGTTCCGGGAACAGCTCGGCGCGAAGAAGATGGCCGGCAAGACGATGGATCGGCTGAAGAAGCTTATCTGGCTGGCGGCGCAGGACGTCAAAGCGGAGTTGGCGGGCCGTGAGACATACGAATATCAGGCGCTGGCGGAGCTGGCTGGCGTAGCGAAATCTACATGGACGGAAACGTATTTGCCTCACTGGCTGGCGATGCGTAACAGCTTTAAGCAACTCGATAGCGGTGCGCTTATCTCCGTAACGCGATCACGTTCACAACAAAAGGCGACAAATTTAGACGGAAGTCTTGCAAAACCGAACTGAAACGCATATATTTCATGTAAATCTGATATCGTCGCCATAGCTTTGATTGTCGACACAAAGAATACAAGCCCGAGGTTAACGCCTTGGGCTTTTTTATTTGCGGTACGCCGCATACAGAACCCACTACCTGGGACCCTTCGGCCATAGAGCCGACATTGCCTTACCACCATATTGCCCGCATGTCGCGGGCTTTTTTATTTCAGGCTCCGGGAACCATCCTCGACATGCCTTCTTGTTAAATCGTCCCGAGGGCCTGACCCCTTTTAAACACACAGCCCCCGCTTTTAAGCCGGAGGTTAGAGACTATGAAAATGCATAACGATCCCCACTCCTGGACGGAGTTTATCGAACTACTCCACAGTTGGTGGCGTGGAGAAACGCCGATGGGTGCCGTAT